CGTCAGACGCAGGGCCGTCGCAATGCAACGGCTGATTGGTTGGAAAGTCAGGGATTTGGCACATTTGCTGAAGGTGTCCGTCAGGGTGCCATTAGCGCAAGTGACGCACTGACGTTTGCTCGCGGATCACAAACCGACCCGTATTCTACAATCGGAAAGCTGCAGGCAGATTTGGCGGCTGGTCGGATTAGCCAAGAGCAATATGACCTAGCCATTCAAGGAATGGCACCTCAAGGCATGACAATTGAGTCAACGCCAGATGGCGGGTTTAGATTGGTGCAGGGCGCTGGCGCTGCTGCCCGTCCATTTACTGAGGGCCAAAGCAAAGATTTGGTTTACGCAACACGCGCCGAAGGTGCGTTGCAGGCGCTTGAACCCGTTGCTGACACCTTGACAAGTTTTGGTCAGCGCGTGGCTGGGGTTGACCCAACGGGCGTAGTCAGGGGCGCAGTGCAAACTCCAGAGTTTCAAATTGCACAGCAAGCAGGACAAGAATTCCTGCAAGCCATTCTGCGCAAGGACACTGGTGCGGCAATTACTGAGCAAGAGCAACGTCTTTACGGAGAAACGTATTTGCCGCAGCCCGGTGATGGCCCGGAAGTTCTTGAGCAAAAAAGAGCAGCCCGACTGCGAGCAATTGAAGCAATTAAAAATGGCATGACGCCGTTGCAACTTCTTAGGCTTGAGGGCGTTGGAACTGGCGACTCCGCTGGCGGCTCTCAGCAGGGTGGTGGATCAGAAATCAACGGCGTTGTTGTCGGGGAGCCTATTCAATGACCGAAAGAACTTACCCGGTTACTCGCAACGGCGTTACGTTTGAAGTTCGCGCTTCAAGCCCGGAAGAGGCTGCGCAACGTGCGTCTCAAGCTGATTTATCCACTGTTGCGCGCGTTATTGCGCGAGATGGTTCAACCCGCGTGTTTGAGCGCCCCAACGGCCAGCGCTATGTTGTATCTCCCGGCTTTAGTTCAACCGACCCAGAGCGGGTGCAGCAAGCGCTGTCGGGCATGACCGGCGGTCAAATTTCGCGTCAGTCTATTGATGAGGGCATTATTGCCCAAGCGCCTTTCGCGGCGCGTGCCGGTGAATTTGCGCGCGGTATTCCCTTCGTCGGATCGTATTTGGATGAAGCGTTGGGCGCGGTTCGCGGCCCAGAAGCCGCTGCTTCGGCAAGAATGGCAACGGGTGCAATGGAACGCGAACGCCCCAATGAGACAATGGCATTGAATGTAGGCGGTGGCCTTGCTGCTACAGTTCTTGCCGCTGCTGCTGCGCCTGCGCGAGCCGCTGGCCTTTTGAGCGGAATTGTCGGCCAAGGGCCGCGAGTTGCACAAATAGTGCGCGGTGCTGGTGCTGGCCTTCTTGGCGGCGGCACAGAGGGCGCAATCTATGGCTTTGGCGAAGGCACTGATCCAGAAAGCCGCGCTGCTGAAGCCGCATCTGGCGCTGGCTTCGGCGCTGGTATCGGCATGTTTGCAGGCGGCGGTGCGCCGCTGGTAGAGGCTGGCGTGCGGAACGTCACCGGACTGATCCGCCGCAGCGACATTGCGCAGATTGCTGCGACCTTTGGCATTTCTGCAAATGCTGCACGGGTCATCAAGAACACGTTTGAAATGGGCGGCGACATGGGCGCTGCAATGCAGCGGCTTCAACAGGCTGGCTCTGAGGGCATGCTGGCAGACGCTGGTGAGGCTGCACAAGCGCTTCTGGACGCGACTGCCGCGTCTGGTCCCGCTGGCGCTGCTGCGGCCCGTGGGCCGATTGAGGAGCGTATGGCGCGCGTCGGCGAGCGACTTGAGACCGGCTTGACGCAACAGCTTGGTCAGCCCGCAGAAGGCCCGGTGACTGCCGTTTCTGAAATCATGTCGCGCACCAGTGATGATCGCATAAACCTTTACAATCGAGCCTATCAGCAGCCGATTGATTACTCTGCGCCGCAGGGTCAAGGCATTGAGTCAATCTTGCAGTCGCGCATTGAGCCTAACATTCTCAATCAAGCGATCCAAGAAGCCAACGCCGAGATGCGTGATCGCGGCATGGTCAATCAGCAGATTATGGCGCAGATCAGCGATGATGGGCGGATTAGTTTTGTTGAGATGCCCAATGTCAGGCAGCTTGACGAACTTGTTAAGTCTCTCAATTCGCTGGCGCGCAACGCAAGGAACACCGAGGGCATGGTTCCGGTTGAGACACCGCAGAGCCTCCGTTATCGGCGTCAGGCGCAAGACCTGCGGCAGGCTGTTATTGACGCGACGGGCGGCGATAAAAGCCCGTATCGCGCTGCCGTTCAACTTGGCGGCGATACCATTGCCGAGCGCAACGCGTATGAACTTGGTGAGCGCCTCGTAAGCCCCAGAACGCGCATCGAGGATGTTCGGCTGGAACTTGGCCCCAACCCATCTGCCGCGCAGGTTGAGGCGGCTCAACGTGGCTTGCGCACGCGCATTGAGCAAGTCGTCGGCGATGTTCGCCGCATTCCCAGCGACCCCAACATTGACGCGCGCCAAGCATTGGCTACACTGCGCGAACTTGGCAGCGACAACTCGCGAGAGAAAATTGCGCGCCTTATGGGGCCGCGTTCTCAGGAAATGTTTAACATGCTGGATGAGGCAATGGTTGCGGCAGAGACAAGGGCTGCAATGGCTGCAAACAGCCGCACCGGCATTCGGCAGGCAACGCAACAGAACGTGGCGGAATTGACCTCGCCCGGTGTTGTTGGGCAGGCGCTTCGTGGCGATCCAATCAACACATCGCGCCAGCTTATCCAAGCTGTGACGGGATACACGGATGAATTCTCCGCACAGCAGCGCCAGCGCATCTATCAGGACATCGCCCGCGCATTGACTGAGGCTCGCGGTCCAAACGCTCAGATCGCACTCAGGGCGCTCAATCGAGCAATGGAAGGCCAACGCCTGACTGACGAACAGACGGACATTCTTGCGCGCCTGATTGCCGGTTCAATTTCTGGCGGTGCTGCGCCGACCGCTGGCCGCGAAACGGCCACACAATTCAATCAGTGAGGGACAACATGCAGCCCAAGCGCATGACAGAAGATGAAATCCAAAGCACCGTGTATAACGCGATCAGGGAAGCTGTGGACTTCGTTGAAACTGAAATTTCCCCAGACCGAATTGAGGCGCAGCTTTATTTCGACGGCGGGACCAAGATTGAATACGAAGATGGCCGCTCGCGCGTTGTGGCGACCAAGGTGCGCGACACCATCCGGGCAATCAAGCCTGCGCTGATGCGCGTGTTCCTGCAATCGGACAAGCCGGTTGAGTTTATCCCCAAGACACCGCAGGCCGTGCAGGGTGCCAATCAGGCGACCAAATACGCGCAGTATGTCTTTCAGCGCAATAACGGCTTCAATGTGCTGCAGGACGTATTCCACGACGCGCTCATCAAAAAGACAGGCGTCGCCAAGGTCTATTACGACGACACGGTTGACCTTGAGATTGACGAATACTCGGACCTGACGCCTGATCAGTTTGCGCTGATTGAGAATGACCCCGAAGTGGAAATCATTGAGTTTGAGCAGACCATCGAGGCCGAGGCTGTCATAGACCCGATGGGCATGGTGATCCAGCCTGAGATTTCCTATTACACAGTCAAGGTGGCGCGGGAGAACCGTCGCGGCCAGATCAAGATTGACACCATTGCGCCCGAGGACTTCTTCGTGGATCGCATGGCTGAAAGCCTTGAGGACTGCTACGTTTGCGGTCACGCATCGGAGGCCCGCGTGGGCGATCTGGTCAACATGGGCTATGACTTTGAAACTGTGTTCCGTCTTGCCGGTGATGGCGACAGCACGGTTGACGACGAAGAAGAGTTGGCGCGTCGCGGCTGGGATGACAACAGCGACGACGAAAGCCCCAACGATCCGTCGATGGCAAAGATCCTGTTCACCGAAGCCTACATGCGGATGGACATTGAAGGCACCGGCATTCCGAAGATGTATAAGTTCATCTGCGGCGGCACGACCTACGAGTTGCTGGATTACGAACTGTGCGACTACATTCCTTTCGCCGTCTTTGAGGTTGATCCCGAGCCGCACACGTTCTTTGGTCGTTCACTGGCCGAGATTATCACCGACGATCAGGACGCGGCTACCTCAATGCTTCGCGGCATGCTGGATGGCATTGCGATGCAGAACAACCCGCGCGTCGCGGCTGTCACCAACATGGTGAACATGGACGATCTGCTGAACAACGAGATCGGCGGTATCGTGCGCGTTAAGGACATCAACGCGCTGCGCGAGTTTGCAATCGGCACCGGCTCAACGGCAATCCTCCCGGCGCTGCAGTTCTTCGATGAGACTGTGCGGGCCAAGACAGGCGTCACAGGCGCGGCTATGGGCATGGATGCTGACGTTCTGC